GACTCAACTTGCTGATGTGTTCCTTGGTAAGATTACTAACTGGTCTGAGTTTGGTTGTGCAGATAAGAAAATTTTGACTGTTTATCGTTCTGATGGTTCTGGTACTACCAAAGGTTTCACCAACTCCTTGTCTGCTTTCTCTCCAGAGTGGAAGAAGACTGTAGGAACCGGTAAGGCAGTCCAATGGCCTGTTGGCGTTGGTAATAAAGGTAACTCTGGTGTTGCTGCTACTATCAAGAATCAACCTGGTGCAATTGGTTATCTGAATTATGGTTATGTCAATGGTGATAAGTTCCAACAGGTTGCTCTTCAGAACAAGGCAGGTAAGTTTGTCAAGGCAAGTGCTGAGACTTCTGCTGCTGGTCTGAGTCAGATTGTACTTGACGATCAACTGCGTGGTGCTGACCCCAATCCTGCTGGTGATAATGCTTATCCTATCGTTTCTCTGACCTGGATTCTGGCATACCCTGAGTCTAAGGAAGGTGTTAAGGAGACGCTTCGCTACATGCTAAGTGAGGAATCTCAAGCAAAATCTGATGCTCTTGGGTATGTGCCGCTACCGGAAGACCTACGACAGAAGGCACTCAATGCTGTAGATAGTATCAAATAAAACAAAGGACCTCTTGACGAGGTCCTTTGTTTGCTATATAATATGTAAAGTTTCATTACAGTAGGTAAATGACCGTAACAACTAATGAGTTCGGGCAACAAAATATGTTTGCCAAGGAACCGCAAATGTATGTTTCTAAGTCTGACGCTGAGCGTTATGGATACGAGACGTATGCAGAGCGTGCGGAGAAATTAAATGGACGTACTGCTATGCTTGGATTTGTTGCTGCTGTTATCTCTTATGCTACTAGTGGCAGTGTATTTTTCTTTGGCGCTTTCGGATTCTGATTAATGCTTGAACTTCTTACTTATTATGTGATTGTCTCCGTTGTATTCATCGGAGCACCAGGTGTATTCTTTTACATTGTATTCATGCCTGCTCTCCAAAATACAAAGGGGAGAATGGTAGGGTACAAGGACCATAAGACTTATGGAGATTCCTCCATTTATGAGAATACTCCATCTGATCAAACAAAGTTCTATCTTGAACTTGAAGCTTGATACTTGACATAGTATCAAAACTTCTCTATACTTAATTCGACCTTATACAAAATACATGGCGTACACTATTACTCTCCGCACTCCTGAAGGAGATAAATCTATCTCCTGTGAAGATGACCAGTACATTTTGGACGCTGCTGAGGAACAAGGAGTTGATATGAACTACTCATGTCGTGCTGGTGCATGTTCTTCATGTGCTGGTAAAATTGTGAGTGGAACCGTTGACCAGAACGATCAGTCTTTCCTTGATGATGATCAACTTGAAGCAGGATTTGTTCTGACTTGTGTTGCATATCCTACTAGTGACTGTGTTATTGAAACTGAAAAAGAAGAGGAACTGTATTGATGTCTTGTGATCTCAGAAGTAAAATCCTTTCCGCCCTTCGTGACGATGCAGAAGGAAACATACAAAAAGCAAAACTGAATATAGAAGTTTATCTTCACAACCCCGTAGGTATCGGTGAACATCCTGACGTTCTTGGTGCAATTCAAGATCAACTTGATATAATTGCACATGAAGAAGAACGAATTGAAGTTATTACTAAACATTTTGATGCCTAATCCAAATCAACTGTACGAAGACATGGAAAAACTCAATGCACTCTATGAAGAGTTATGTTGGGACCATAATGACGAACTAGTCTTTACTCACGATGGTAAAGAAGTAATTATCTACAACAAAACTAAGGAGAAAAACGATGACTGAAAAAGCAGAACGCATTAATGGTTGGGCAGCAATGATCGGCGTGATTGCTGCCATGGGATCTTATGCAGTAACAGGACAAATTATTCCAGGTATCTGGTGATGGGATTTGTGGTAGCATCTGTGCTGTTGCTAATTCCACTCGCCGCAGCAGTTAGAAAGTCATGAGTTTAGAGTGGACACAGACAATAATATTTTTATTGACACCCCTCTTCTTTATGTTACTTTTGACGGATGTAGATGATGACGATGATGGTCCAGATGGTGGACTTATGACACCTGTTTACAATCCAACCTAATGATATATAAAAGGAGACTTGACGGTCTCCTTTTTGCATGTTAGTATTTGGTATACCTTTATGAGGAAAATGATTCTTAATACTGTTAGTATTGGTATTCTTGCGGGAATTTCTATAGCATCAGGAATCAATTGGGTGAGTGTAATCGACACCCCAGTTAAGATATCCGCAGAATCAAAACATGAGTTTGAAAAGATAGAATATAAACCCACATGGGTATGCCCTCAGTGCTCTCCTGAGGAACAGTTTGTTTTAAGAGAAATACAAAGTGGTACAAAAATCACAGACAAAAATGCCCTTGCAACGATCATGGGCAACATTAAACAGGAAAGTAAGTTCATTGCCAATATATGTGAGGGAGGTGCTAGAGTTTCTTACTCTGATTGCCATCGGGGTGGGTACGGACTTATTCAGTGGACCTCTACATACCGTTATCTGGGGTTAGGTAAGTTTGCTAAAAAATATGGATGTGATCCTAGCACTCTTGAGTGTCAAACAAGATATATGATTAATGAAGATGTCTTTCAAAGAGTTCTGCCTAATTTTGAAGGCAATGGGCAAACAGTTGCACAATATATGATTTCCGCTTATACTTGGTTGGGTTGGGGTATCCGTGGACCGCGTGATACTTACGCATATAACTATACTAAACAAATGGTGCTTTTATGACATATCCTGCTCCAAAGTTTCTCAAAGATGATCCTTGGTTTGGACTAGCACACTATAGTGAAAAACAGCGTTCGCTGATGCAAAAGCAATTGTATAAAGAAGAAATGGAACAGATATGCATTTCATATACTGTTCCGGGTTGTGATACAAAGTATGACACAATCCACGAAGCAATGTATGTTATGTCCACTAGGAATGGAAAAACTACTACTCAACTTGATCCCATTGGAGGATCAGAAAATTTCCAAGGCGGTTCTGAAAATTATCATGAAAGAAACTACTTACGATCTGTCCACTGATTGGCGTTATAATGAAGACAAGATGCAAGTGCGACAACAAGCACTTCTCATTTTAAATCAAAAATACGGTAGAGAGTTAGATTCTAACAGAAAGTCTAAATATACTAGCAAATCCATTTACGAGTGTGCTCATGATTGGGTCTCTCAAGGTAATGTGAATTGCAATGGAATTATCAAATACTATGAGGCATACCATTATGCAAAAAATATTTAATTTGATGGCACTAGCATCATTTATTGTGAGTGGTGCGACAGTTGCTGGAGCATTTTATCTTTATAAAAATGCTGATGTTATGTTTGAAGAGGCAAGAGAAAGGGCAATTAAGGAAATTTCTGATGCGCTTCCTAAAATTGTAGAAGAGATGATGCCAAATATTCCTGAAGTTCCAGAAGTAACGGGTGGTGCTATTCCTCCTATGACCGGACTTCCTGTAAAATGAAAAAACTTTTAGCAGTAATCGCAGCAGCATTTTTGAGTGCTCCTGCACTCGCAGAACCCACCAAGGGTTATCACACCATGGATGCTATGGGATGTATGTTACTCAGGGAATGTACGGATGGAGTCACAAAAGTCACTAATCTTTTGGATATTTCTAGTAAGTATCCCAATACTGACGATTTTTATTCTATTTCTGTTGAGTTCAACATCATGCTCTCTTCCCTTAGCAGGATCGGAGTTGAGGTGTTTCTAGCTGATGAAAAGTATTTTCCAGTAGGGCATCGTGGTGTGTATCACACTGTAAGTAATAATTTCTTCTTGAATAAAGAACATATGGATAATCCAGGCACTCTTATGAGTGTGATGCGCCATGAAGGATGGCACGCTGCTCAAGACTGCATGGCAGGCACTATTGATAATGAAATGCTTGCCATTATTATGCCTGAAGAATCTGTTCCTTCTTTTTGGAGAAAGATGGTAGAGTTAACTTATCCTGAACATGCCGTTCCCTGGGAAGCAGAAGCAACCTGGGCAGGTAAAACTGAGGGTATGACTGCTAGAGCATTGAGTTCTTGTGCATTGGGTACAATGTGGACCGACTATGAACCTACTCCATTGACAAGAAAGTATCTGGTTGATGAAGGGTACATTAAATAAATAAAATTGCCTTGCTCTTTCAAAATGGAATCTAATCCAAAAAAGAAAGAGGATGCCAAACAGAATAAGTTTGAATGGGCTGATGAAGGGGTATCTACCCTGGTGCGTGTTATTATTTTAGGATGGTCAGCAGCAATTCTGACACTTAATTATGTAACTGTTCCTGGTATCCCCCAGAAAAATATCGACCCCACATTTATCGCCAGTGTTTTCACTGGAACTTTAGCTACGTTTGGGGTTGTTCCTGCTAAGAAAAAAGAAGAAAAAGAGACAAAGGAGGGAGAAAAAAAATAAGTTTTGATGTCAAAACAAATTATATTTGAGATAGTGTGAGAGAGAATAGATAGTGTAGTTGCATAAACTACATGAAGTTCTTTTTCGCACTTCTTGCTACATTATTTCTTGCTGCACCTGCTTGGGCTGTAGATGTTCAAATGGGTTCTAATGGAAACCTAGTATTCGATCCTGCAGAGGTCACTATTTCTGCTGGAGACTCAGTTCACTTTGTAAACAATATGCTACCTCCACATAATGTGGTTGTAGAAGATCATCCTGAACTTTCTCACGAAGCATTAGCGATGATGCCTGGTGAAGAGTTTGATGTTACCTTTGCTGATGTTGGTGATTACACATATTGGTGTGCGCCACACAAAGGTGCTGGTATGATTGGTACTGTTCACGTCGGATGATATGAAAAAATTCAATGAAGTTACGCTGAATATCACTGTAGCAATCATTGACTTCCTGTATCAAGGAAGAGATTACCAACGTTTTTGGGTGCTTGAGGAGATTGCTCGGGCACCCTATTTTGCTTTCTTAAGTGTGTTACATTTGCGCGAATCATTAGGTCTAAGAGGTGATTGGCACTTATACTTGATGAAAGAACACTTTGCTCAGAGCGTCAATGAGACAGAACATCTGGAGTATATGGAAAGTAGGGGTGGTAATCGTTATTGGATTGATCGCTTTTTCGCCAGACACCTTGTACTTATCTACTATTGGGTCAATGTGGTTTATTATTGGTTGGCTCCTCGTGCTGCCTACCACCTCTCCTATGAAGTAGAGGTTCATGCTTCGCTTACATACGCTGAGTATCTGACACGTTTTCCTGATGATAAAAAGATATGTGAGATTATGAATGATGAGATTCAGCACTTCCAAGAGTTAGAGGAAGCAATTAGATTGATTGATCCTGATCGTTTAACTATTAGAGAAAAAACTGTGGAGATATGAATTTATTATTACGCCCTTTAGAGAATCCAAATGATCCAGTCTGGAGTGTGATTATTTCCATAATCATACTCTTAGCTGGAGTTACTTACTACATTGTCTATATAATGAGTATGGCTTTTGATGAGGTGAATGATGCCGGATCAAATCAATCAGAAGGACGCGGATCAGGACCAACTGATAGCACTCCTGACACACAGGATTGAAGATGCTGAAAAGATGGCAGAAGAACTCCGTGATAGAGTTCGTAATCTTGAGCGTTGGGTCTGGCGTGCTGGTGCTGTAATCACTGCTGCGGTTACTCTTGTAGGAATCATAGTGGCAATACCAGAGGATGCTGATGCTTTTACTGAAGATAGTTTGACTGGCACTCCTTGTGCTACGGAACTTGCTTCTAGTTATGTTGAGGAAGTCAGTATTAAACCTTCATTAGAGGAGCAAGAGTAATGGGTGCAATGGTCCCTCCAAGTAGGAAGTCCTGCTATAACTTCCGCGTAGTCGAAATCAATAGGGTAGTTGATGGTGATACGATTGATGTAACTATTGATCTTGGATTTGATCTATTTAAAAAAGAAAGAGTTAGAGTCGCAGGTATAGATACTCCAGAAAAACGTACAAGAGACTTAGAGGAAAAGGAACTTGGATACGATGCAACAAACTGGCTCAAAGAAAAATTGGAAGGTGCGGTGGCCGGTGATGATGACCTTATTATTAGGACTGAACTTGTTGGTGGCGTTGGCAAATACGGGCGTCTTCTTGGTTGGCTTTACATTGGGGACGGAAATGTGTCCCTTAACGAAGAAATGATCGAAGAAGGATATGCTTGGCCATATGATGGTGGCACTAAACAAAAGAACTTTGAAGAACTTCGTGAGATTCGTAGAGCACACGGGACGTTGGTATGAATAAATCACCGTTTAAGTGGGTAGCATTAAGTGTTGGTGGTGTGATTGCTGTAGCACATATTGGACTTCTTGGTTATGTTTTAAGACCACAAGAACCAGTAGAACAACCAGTAAAGCAACCACCTACATTTAATCTTCCCCGTGGTCCTTACTCATCCTATAAAATTAGGGCTGGCAAGGAAGGATATGAAATTGAATATCGTGCAAATGATCCTAAGGTTTTATCCTCAGAGAGAGGATTAGATCTTGATAAATCAAAGAAAGGATTCTTTGGTGGTGAATCTAGTGAAAAAAGAAATGAATATCGTCGAGATGAATATACAATGGAAGGCACCCGTAATATGGGAGGTGCCGTAACGCAGGGTGAAGAGGGAAAGTCTGCAAAAGAAGTCGAGTGTATCGTGGCGGACGCTGGAGCACGGTCACAAGGTGCAATGGCAGGAACTAGTATTGCTGCTGGTCTTGTAGTACCTGCTGTTTCTAGTATTCCTTATATTGGATGGTTAGCAGGTGGTTGGGCATTACTTTTAGGGCAACAGACAGGATCTGAATTAGGATCACAAGTTGGTGAAGTGTTTAATGATTGTTAATGGAAATACGAGAGATTGGCACTAATCAAATTAGTATTAGAAGTTTAGATATTCCAGACATATCTACAACAGTTATTTCGCAACCAAACTTTAGTATTCCGACTGCTCCGCCAGTTACAGTAAACATTGGAGTCCCTATTGTTGATATGCCTGGTTGTGTTGAGGCACATGAACAAAATTCTGACAAAGAGAAGAGTGGAATAATATCAGAAGATGATCCTAAAGGGGTAAAAACTTATTGCGATTCTGGTGTTCCTAGTTTTAGTCCCATTGATTATAATAAGAGTAAATTAAAATTCAGTGGTAAGGATGCACCAGTTCCTGCATACAAAGGAGATGAGGCAAAACCTGTGCCTCCAAAAGATGTTCCTCCTACTCCTGCTCCAAAGACATCAATACCTAATACAAATATAGAGTGTCCAACAGTAGAGCAGTTACAGAAAGAACCGATTGGGTTTGTTTTTAATGAGGGACGCAAAAAAATAACTGGATACCGTTTAGAAGGCACCCAGTGTGTTCGTATAGTAGAAGATATTCCTATTATAACTCAAGTTATTGATGCTATCCCTCCTGCTTCAACTATTACTACCACTGCTGGTATTGCTGTTGTAGCAACAACTTCTGCACTGTTAGCAAAACCTTTTGCTGATATTCTTTTGAGGGTTGTGAAACCAGTTACCAAAAAAATAATCAAAAAAATTGCCTCTATAAGAGGCAAGAAGGTCAAGGTTTTGACCTTAGCGGAGCGCCGAGCAGAGCAGCGCGATCGGAATCAGGCGATAAAGGCTCTTCGGGCTGCGTTGAAACCGAAGGGATAGTATGGCGGTGTGGTTTCACATAAGTTACATCCCTTACCATGACATCTGCACATATGGAATAATAAGGACTCTTTGGATGAAAACTAATTCCTTCCTTCAATAAATTTCCGCAGTTTTTGAGTCTTGCAATCTCAAAGTCTAATCTTTTGTTGGCAGTTAATTGTTGTTGTAGCGCAATCTGTGTTGCTGCTGCTTGTTTACATTGTTCCTGCAAACTTTTATCTAAGGGACGAGACCAAGTAGCAGAAAATCCTACAGATAGATTGTAGTTTTCTTTTTGACCTGTTCTTGTTCTTTTACGAAAAAGAATTCTTCCTGGATTATCAATAATTCCATCCCCAATATCATTCCCATTTTCATCAAAAGCACCAAAGTTATCACTGATATCGTATACAGGATCCATATAATGAGGTTCCCAAGGTCTTTGAAATGAACCTGCACCTGTTACATATGGGGTTATGTTTAGCGTAGGACCTTGGCATTGGATTCCGCCCCCGTATGTGTTCGTAATATAAGGACCTTGGAGGACTTGGATCGCTTGATTTGTGACAGAACCAGAAGAGTTAGCAACAGGAGAAGCGGTAGCACTGACCCCACCAACAGTCTCTGAAAAAGCCGCAGATGGGGATAGTAATCCAAATATTAATGCTCCTACTGCTGGAAGATACTTGTGGTATCGGTGATGCTGGTTACCTCTGTCTCCCTCTGGATAATTGTATGATTGCTTAAACCGGGTCCAGAGTAAGTTTCGGTAAACTGAAAAGATTGACCCGGACTTGATTGTACAAATGTTGGTGTCTCTGTTACTCCTGTCCATGATGATGTCACTCCATTTATTGATACACTGGTGGAACCTCTTGTGGGACTTAGATTTCCACCTACTGGTTCAACACCACTACCAGTTGCTGAATACTGGTAACCAGTGTTATAGTCCATCGAATTGATGGTCTCAGTTATTTTCTGAGTTGTTTCTGTATGACTTGTCATTGAGCCCTGCGTGAAGTTTGGGACAACGGGGACTGCTAGGGCGGTGGCACCTGTGAATAGGATTGCCACCGCACTCATTGCAATAGACCACGTTATCTTTCCAGAATGGGTCATTGCGTGGGTCCTCAATCAATTACAGTGATCTCACTAACAAATTGTCCTGTAGCACTAGTACCAGATCCACCCGCTGTGACAGTAAGTATACCTGCACTCGTTACAGTACCTGCCAAAGTATCTTTGGCTCCAGCTGTGTAAGAAGTGATTGAAGAGAAGTTTGGATTAGCACCCACAGTTGCAGCACTAGTAGGCACTGCATCAGCTTGTGTATAAGATTGACTGAAACTAAATGCTGATCCAGCAGTATCCTGTGTTGCAGCAATTGTGCCAGGATTATATACACCAGCAGTGATAGTACCAGCAGAAACTGTTCCTGCAGTCGAACCGTCCGTAGTATCAATGTTTGAACCTGAAATGCTAAAACTGGAACCGATTCTAGTTGCAGTCGAGCGAGCAGCATCGACAGTAAGTTGAACACTCGAAGAATGCTTTGTTACAATACCACCTGCATTAGCAGCAGATGCTGTCATCAGAATCATTACTAATGGTAACAATCTTCGCATCGATATTTTACCAAATAAACACTAATGTTATTTAGAAACCTTAGAATTGCCTAAAAGATTTCGGTATCAGTGGGAACTAAAGGGGGTTGACAGGGACGGGAAACCGTAGTATTATAAATACATCAACGACGCAAGGACATTAAGTTCTGTAAAGTTGTACACTCCCCGCAAACCGAGACCTCTAGGGAGTATAAATGCACGTCTCTTATACCTTGCCTAAGGGTGGCAAGGAATAGTAACTCCACCATTTCCCTGATGGTCTTACTTTTTTGTTTAAAACAATGGCTTCAACTCTTTCGCGCCGCCAAGGCGCATCCACCTGGGAAGATTTTTGTTCCTGGGTAACTTCCACAAACAACCGTCTCTATGTTGGTTGGTTCGGTGTGCTGATGATCCCAACTCTGTTGGCGGCAACCATCTGCTTCATCGTCGCTTTTGTCGCTGCTCCCCCCGTGGACATCGACGGTATCCGTGAACCAGTCGCTGGTTCGCTGATCTATGGTAACAACATCATCTCAGGTGCAGTTGTTCCCTCCTCCAACGCAATTGGTCTTCACTTCTACCCCATTTGGGAAGCCGCATCTCTGGATGAATGGCTTTACAATGGTGGACCATACCAACTGGTTGTTTTCCACTTCCTGATCGGCATCTTCGCCTACATGGGTCGTGAGTGGGAACTGTCCTATCGCTTAGGAATGCGCCCCTGGATTTGTGTTGCATACTCTGCACCTGTTGCAGCTGCATCTGCAGTCTTCCTGGTCTATCCTTTCGGTCAAGGTTCGTTCTCTGACGGTATGCCTCTTGGCATCTCTGGTACATTCAATTACATGCTTGTTTTCCAGGCAGAGCACAACATTCTGATGCACCCCTTCCACATGCTCGGCGTAGCAGGTGTGTTCGGTGGTTCACTCTTCTCCGCAATGCACGGTTCACTGGTTACTTCCTCACTGGTTCGTGAAACCACTGAGACTGAGTCCCAGAACTATGGTTACAAGTTCGGTCAAGAAGAAGAGACCTATAACATTGTCGCTGCACATGGTTATTTCGGTCGTTTGATCTTCCAGTATGCTTCTTTCAACAATTCTCGCTCGCTGCATTTCTTCCTCGCAGCGTGGCCCGTTATCGGCATCTGGTTTACCGCCCTCGGCGTCAGCACCATGGCGTTCAACCTCAACGGATTCAACTTCAACCAATCCATCATTGATGGACAAGGACGAGTTCTCAACACATGGGCAGACGTTCTCAACAGAGCAGGTCTTGGAATGGAGGTCATGCATGAAAGAAATGCACACAACTTCCCCCTCGATCTTGCGTCTGCTGAGTCCACACCTGTGGCCTTAACTGCGCCCGCAATCGGTTGATACAAACTGAATAATCTAAAGATAGGGGACTTCGGTCCCCTTTCTTTTTCTTCTTAAATGTTAAGTAACATTACTTATTCTCATGATTGGAAAATTAGATCCAGAGGACAGAGTCTTACCTGATTGGTTTGCTCAAACCTCTGAAGAACCATATGATAGGCATAATTACAGATTTCATTATTCAACTGGAGAGAGTATAATTGTTGAGAGTTATGAACAAGTCTACGAAAAGTGGTTCAATACTCCTGCAATACTCAAATCTCACGTTGAAGTGTTGGATACAAAACAAATCAAGAAAAAATCGAAAGGAGGTTTTAAATAGTGGTAGCAAGTACATTACAACAACAGCAGAGGGGGTGGTTCGATGTCCTTGATGACTGGCTTAAACGGGATCGCTTTGTCTTTGTGGGCTGGTCTGGACTACTTCTTTTTCCCACTGCTTATCTTGCAATTGGTGGCTGGCTTACTGGCACTAC